GATTGAGCGCATGATTTCGAAGAATCGGTATAACTGGACAGAAGCTGCTGAGCTTAAGATGTTCCAGGAAGACTGCCAGCAGATCTTCAGCTCGTATGCTGGGAACAAGTGCCGTTCGCTTACGGTTAAGGTCGCTCAGACCGATTGGGAGCGTACTCGCTACATCCTGCATGCATATCTGGAAGTTGTCTTCCGTAAGTATCAAGAGCGCGGCATCGTTGAGATCGATCTCAACCCGTCGTAATCTGATACCGGATTAACCAATTATTGATTCCTATCATAGAGTATTTCGCATATCATACGAAAGGAATGGAACGTAATATGCTTAGAAGTATTCAGCAGAACATACATAGGAACACCACAGATTTTACCAAGTGTAACTTCTGGATGGGTGGCCTGGATGTAACTCACAAGAATATTGATAACGTATCTCCACGTTCTTCCTATTATGGTAGCGGCTCTGTGAAAGAGAATAAAAGTCTGGCTATGGGCGCGAAGAAGAATTCTTCTCCCTCGCGCCCATAATTAGCCACTCTTTATTGTACCGTAATAGGAATACAAAAATTTACAGAAAGGAAGAGGTGAAACACCTATGAAGAGTATTCAGGAAAACATTCACCGCAATGAAAAAGACTTCGCAGAATATGGTCTTTGGATGGGCGGCTTGGATGTAAGCTCCAAGAATATTGATCAGTTTGATCCGCTTCGTACAGGTTTCGCTCGGCTCTTCATCGTTCGTCTTCCGCGCTTCATGGAGAAGATGGATCAGGACGCTTCCAAGCGTTTCAAACATCTCGTTGAGATGGGCTTCACGCGTTTTGATGGCATCAATGACAAACAGATGGAAACCGAGGACATCACGGGCGGCTACGTTGGAGCGAAGTTCCAAATTCCGAGTATCGTTCGTGACGAGACTGACTCTGTAACCATTTCGGTCCAGGAAATGTCTGGCTCGCCGGTTCGTGAATATATCGATACCTGGATGACTGGTATTTCGGATCCTCTGACGGGTCTTTCCCACTATCACGGTGTGCTCTCTGAAGAGTGCCCGTATCGTGCCTCGAACCATACGATGGAGTGTATCTTCGTCGCTACGGATCCGACCGGTTTGCTGATTGAGTATTGCGCTATGTTCTGCAACATGATGCCGAAGAGTGTCAAGATCAATCACTTTAACTACGAGTCGGGTTCGCATCCGGCAGTTCTGACCGATCTCGAGTTCACGGCTACCAAGTACGAGAGCCCGCAGATCAACACGATCGGCGCAGCTTTGCTTGAGAAGTATAGGATTTTAAGAGATTATTTAGATTTTAACTCAGGTTATTCCACTTCTCAAATCCAAGCGATGGAAGATTACAACCTCAGGAGCATCTAAGATTGAACAGGTAATCACAATCATTGTGATTACCTGTTTTTCTATCCAAAACGCAAAATGATTATTTGGGTTTTATAGTTTAATATCTTTAAATCTCAAGTTTATATGACAATAAAAGTAAATAAGACTTTACCGGAACCAAAAAAGAATGGTGTACGCTAATACACCATTCTTCGAACGTACGGTTAATCATTCTAACAAAACACTAGTAGGATCAACATGAGTTGTTTTCTCAGGATACTCGGGAATCTGAATAAAGTGCGGTTTCGTATGAAACAGCAAATTACCAACTTCTCTGAGTTTCTTCAAAAATTCGTCATGTACTGGATCCGGTAAAGTCTTCACCGGATTTTGGTAGAGGACGATTCGCATCGTCTTCAACTCCTTCCATTGTATGATAGAACGAGTGGCCGCTCGTTCTATCATTATAATATATAATTGAAATATAGTTTGATTTTTAAAGCTATATAACAACAAAGTAAGGTGGTAGTACGATAATCATCGTTTTCACTTTTTTCCTATGTGTAATGATAGAACGAGCTGCAACTCGTTCTATCATTATAATATATTCCTATAGTACACTGAACATATATTTGAAGTCGGTTAGCCCTCATACTAAATTGCAGTATTGGGAGTGAAGTTCCTGATACTGCAATTTATTGATGATTGTTAATAAATTAAAAAAGATTTCAACTATATATTATTAGAGTAGATATGACGAATCATATTTTGGTAGATCGGTCTTTAATCGGTTTATTACCAGCGGTAAATCATGGCTTTTGCGAATGCCATCCGCTTGCGACTGCTGCGAACTTAAGGCGAAAACCATTGGTCTTATGAGTTGGCGAGAACCAAACCAACAGCGCTGACCAGGTTGCCAATGTGGCGAAATGCGAGCATCACAAGGCGATTCAGCATAGCCTTCCCGCTTCTGACCTTGCGGGATTCCGGGAACGTAACAGCCTCCCGTTCGCAATTTACCGTCTACGAAAGCCATTTGCCCTGGCAGAAGAAGCACTGCAAAGTATTATCTTCTAGGCTGGGTGGGCGTATGTGGCTAGGTATGGCATGGAATATGCCGCCGGTAGAGACTGATCTACGAGAATATGATTCTTCATTTTTCTAACGTTATACGATAAAGTTAGCGTCTGCGGTTTGGGTTTCTTTTTCTGCTTTCAAGGAATCCCCTCTTTCTTTGCGGGCGCTAACTTTATCGTATAATTAAAAGATCAGATACCATATGAATGGTATCTGATCTTTTTTTAATACTTAAGTACTTCTTCCATTGGGGATACGTTTTCTTTTTTGTTTTCCTTGGTACCAATGATACCAGCACGAACCATGGCATCCCAGTCTTCGAATACGAGACCGTTGAATGCAGAGTTCGATGCCGTAAGTTCTCTTTGAGTTGCTGTCTTATAATCGTACATGGAATGCTTAGGATCTTTTCCTACGACAGAACCAAACGTAGATCCAAAGTTCTTTGGATCACGATATACCTGTGCAATGATCATTTCCTTGACCAAATCAGGTACATCGAAGTTTACGTTATTCATATCAAAGGAATTTGCCCATACTTCCAATACCGCATTATAGGGAATGGAATCAGGGAGTTTACCCGAAAGAATGATATTCATACAAGCCGTAAACGTTGGTACTGATGCAGCTACTTGGGTTGGAAATACAACGTCACCATTGTAATATTTCAGTACGTAGTACTCCTGTTCGCCTTTACCAGTTAAATCCAATTTACGTACTTCATACCCTCCTGATGGAAACGTAACGATCTCTACAGGAAGGTTAAGTACTCTAAGACGGTTCGGTTTCTTACCTTCTATATCATTAAATGTACGGCAGTTCAAAATTCCTAAAGTCTTAAAATGATCACCAATTAATTCAGATGCACCTTTATCGAAATAATATTGAGAGATGTAGATTTCCATATATTTTCCGGTAAAGATATAATTCCCCTTACCATCGTCTTTGAAATCTGCGCGACCCGATACAATTGCCATATATAATCACCTCATATCATAAAGCGTTAAAATCTCGGTAATGGAAAAATCCATTACCGAGATGTCATTTACCTCAAGTTCAATTGAGCACAAGATCGTACAGATTCGTGATCGCAGTCTTGATATCTTTCGCCAGTTCCGGATATCTTGTAATTCCATCCGGATGGTTCAAGAGAACAAGATAGCTGTTCATACTGGTAAGAAAGATCTTCTTGGAAGGAGTCATCTTCTCTGCATGATACTTGATATATCTTGCAATAAGGAAGACAATCAGATTCCTCCATTTTTTATCATACTTACCTTCTTTGATCAGCTTCGTATCCAAATCGGAGATCATCTGGAAGGGGAAGCTGAAGCCATTCTTCTGTGCGACATTAATTGCCGTAGTGAGAACTTGCTCATTCATCTTAAAGAATCCGGAACGAACACCAGACAGCGTTCCTTTAGTATTCTTTTGCTCTTTGAGATCATCAATGATCGGTTGCATGGTACGAGCATGCTTCTTCCAACGAATACTTTCTTCGAAGTTTTTCTTTTCTTCCTCCGTAACAGTTTCGCTGGCCATCTTACGCTCGAAATAGGCAATCGTCCATTCATCTGCTTTGACAACGTCCGCCATGAGTGCTTTGATATCATCCGGAATATCTTCATTGAGTCGCTTCTTCAGTTCCTCAAGATAATCCTCAGCAACAGCGGCTTGTTCATCACATACCTTTACCTGACGAATTACAAACCGTTTGTACTCCGTATCAGCTACATCGCCCGTTTCCGGGAATGCAATACGGACCGGTTTATCATTCACCGTAAAGAGATTTTCCAGGAATCCTGCAGACAGCTCATCGATTTTCGTAGGATCAATATCCTCCATACGAGCAACCAAGATCTTCAATACATCTGCAGTATCTGGTAGCAACGAACGTACCATTTTTGCCATCTGCATGATCGTACGCTCAATTGCATTAATTCCGTTTCCATAAATCAATGCCAAACGAAGCAATACAAACTTCTTATCGTCCTCTGGGAGATCTTTCATATCTTTGATACTTTGATCTCCCATCGTACGAATATTGAACATCATTTCCTTTAATGCTTCATCTGTCTTCTTTTCCTTTTCATTCATCTTTAATCATCCTCATCTCCATCAGTTTCCGGTTCGGTCAAATGTTGAATATCCTCGATCGTAGGCAGTTTCTCTTTCTTGTATTTATTAAAGAGCTTCTGCGCTACCGTGATTACGATATTATCATAAACATCATTCTGGACATCGGATTTGAAAACCGGATCCAAGAATCGAGGAACAAAATTCCCGGTAATGATGAAATTTGTGATCGCATACTCCAATACAGCGACTTCAAATTTCTCTGTATTAAAGTATGAGATAAACTCATCTGCATTTACTTCCATACTACGTACAGAAGCAATTGCCGAATTGATGTGGGTAAACAGAGGCAGAACCTCTACGTCTTTGATCTTGCGTTCAAAACTAACACGGCTGACCGTATCGGTTTCAGAGTCATCCTTAAATCGATCGATCAGTTCGTCTTTGTACTCCATAATCAAGGCAGTAATGTATTTGGCAATATTCGAGGAATACTTTACGATGAAGAAGCTATACAATCCCTCAGCAAGGTTACGAAGACCTTCGGTGTTAACGTCCTCCAAGAGGTTGTGATCGATCTTAAGATCGAACTTCTTATCGACGATATCGATTACCTTACGGTAGAAATTGTTTGCTACCTGCTTGGTTTCTTCGACCATATCGTCATTTCCGGAGTTCGAATATCCGTCGAGGTCATCGTCATACATATCACCGAATTCCTCCAAGAAATCCGTCCTGGAGGAGAATGGGTCTTTTACTTGCTCTTTGATGCTTTCTTCAAGTAATTCCTGGGATAATTCTTGGAGAGGGGATACATTTACAATATCATCTCCAAATTCTTCCGCCAGATCATCACTATACAAAAACATTTCTCAACTCACCTCAATTCTTAATATTATCGTTAATCTTCGTTTAGAATATTACAAATATCAATGATATCGTCATCGATTCCATTGGTTTCATCTAGAGCAGCCGCCCGTACCATATCATCTGCAGTAACGTTACTTCTAACTACTACATTTGATCCATCGTTCTGTTGGATTCTACGTGTACGCGCATGCTGTACCTTTTGTATCGTCTGATAGATCTCATTATTCTTAGCTCCATCATCCGATATATTATCATCGAATAAAGCAGCTTCTCTATTAAGAAGATTGATACTCTCACCCGGTTTCGGGAATAACTCTCGTACATCATCAGGTAAATCTTCATATATCTCGGCATATGTGAGATCTTTCTTCTTCGTCTCATCAATTCTACCGAGCATCCTCATGGTCTTACTGATGCCCCATTGAGATGTGTTGTATCCATGCTCATATACATAGCATCCAATCATATATGACATGACAACGTCATCATGGGTACCTGGTCTTGCTTCAATACGACCACTGGATTTCACATAGAGATTATTCAGGTCATCAATTAATTCCGTAGAAATAAATTGCTCTTTATGGTTCTTGACGTAATTCGTCAGCATCTCGTTCAGCATAATTTCACGGTTCTTATTCGAGGTAATGAATCCCCATGCTCTACGAGATGATGCCGTAGCTTCCAGATATCCTTTCTTATTCAACTTACCTTCACCATAGATATCCTCAGCTTTTCTGGGATCATAATACATATTTGCAGCTACAGGCGTTCTTGCAATCAATGCAATAATACCTGCACCAAGGCTGTTACGCTCAATAACAAGCATACATTTCGGTACATACTTTGTTACAAGCTCCACAATGATTTCCGATGTTTCTACCGGATCTGCATATGGAGTCACAAGTGTAGCAATTGACTTCAGTGTGTATGGATCAATAATATTCATAGCCGTATTATCTGAGCCAACACCAACACCAGTCGATGGGTCAACTGCCAGTATATACGGATATTCCTTATGAATTTCTTCATATACATTCAGTATGAAAATTTTCTTGATTGCAATCTGTTTAATTGGTACACCACGATTATCGTTTACTGCATTAAGATCATCCTCATCGAAAGGAGAATCCGCTGCACCACGAATACGTTGAATTAAAACTTCGCGCTTGATCTTTACTTTATTCCCTTCAAGCACGCGTACCATTTCTTTGAAGTAGGATTCATCCATACCAATCTGCTTGTATTGGAACTCGATGTAGCAAATACCATTCTTGGATTTTGCCATGTAGGCTTGTACATCTTCAGGTTCCCAATCATAGAATTTCTCTGTGAAGTTACAAGCATTCTTTCGGGTAGCATCTGTAGATTCAACTGGCTCAGAGTCAATGTTTCCTATATATCTTCAACCAGGGTCGTTAATCCTGATCCGCTTTCGCTGCTCTATGTCGCCACAGAGATGAGACTATATCTTCATCCTTTTCAGGAGGCTTGCGTTTCGAACCACTTGGTCCTACGATCTTTCGATCTAGTCGTTGAACGTTCCTCTTATGAGGCTTCGCTGCTGATTGTCTCCGTAGAGAGTTCCCAGCAATTAGCAAGCTACTCGCTCACATGTTACCATGGAGCCGCCCAGAAGTTTAGGCGTAGTCGTAAATATACGACAATGGAATGACCCAAGCCTTTCAGCTGTTTCTGCCGCACGTACATACGCCGGACCAGATGCTGCTATAATAGTACCCATGAACGGAGTAAACTCAGTCTCGTCAGACCATTGAATAGGTGCGGTGTTACCACGACCGATACCATCAGCAGCTTCTTCCGTTCTTGCGGATGGTTTAGATTCGATCCAGTTCTTTGTAACAGGATTACGAATCGTACGTACGTTTTGTGTTCCTTTATCCATTTTCTTCTCACCAGATGTAGTATCTTCAACGAATGTGTATCGTTGCTGCATCCATAAGGGAAGAAGATCTTTTAGTGCTCTGAATTTCTTCAAGTTAGCATCAGCATCAGACTGTTGCTTATTCATGAAGTTAAACTGAGAGTTTGTTGTACCAAAGAGATACAACCAGAGCAATATAGCAAGAGTTGAATATGTCTTATAACACTGACGTGGGAGCAATAGATAACAATCGATACTATGCTCAATACAATACGTAAGTGCTAAATTTCCTCGATGAATGATAAATGGTGAACCGGAACCAATTCCGACTGCACCACCTTGCTCAGGAATGCGTATAACGCTTCTGAGAAAGTAATAAGGATTCATAACGCATTCTAATATGATTGCGTCTATCATAGTATTACTGATTGCAGGATCATATGGATCTACCCCAATCAGATCCCGATTATACGTCTTCAAGAAGAACGTATTATTTTTGATACCCAATTTATTCAAATCTG